CAAAAGCGATTGAACCGTCAGGCCATCCCCAAGAGTTTGCTGGCTATGATCGCCGCTGGCCTTCTTGGTAAGTCTGCGGCCCAAGGAAAGTTCGCAAGCTTGATATACCCAGGACAAGGACCACTGTAATGATTGTAACGAAAAAACCTGTACGGAAAAAGAGGCGTCGCAACGTAGCCCCTGCTTCTCCGAGGTTCCTGCCTTCCGCTCAGATGGTTGGAGAGGGTAGCATGAAAAAGAAAGAGAAGAAAGAGAAGAAAAAAAAAGCCAAGGTCAAAAACCCTCGTGGAAGATCGGGTGTGGCTGCAGGGACCAGACGCGCTTTGAGTAGAGCCGTCGACGCTTCATGTCGCAAACCAGGGAGTTGTCCTTAACTTATGGGGAGTAAAGGTTACTTCAACCCCAGACTAAAGAAATTCAATGAACTTAAAAGAACCAAGCTTGCAGCTCGAGGTAGTACGCTTCAGCAGCGAGAAAGACAGCACCAACGGCCTACTGTTCGATATCACAGAGGGCAATCGTGAGTTTTTATGTTATACACTAGAAGATGAGCTTAGAAACCAAAAAATCAAAGGGGAGACTAGAATCCCTGAAGGAGAGTATGACATCACGCTACGCACGTTTGGTGGGTTTCATGATCGATATCAAACACGATTCGCTGATATTCATCTGGGAATGCTGTGGGTACGTGACGTCCCTGAGTTTTCGGATATACTCATTCATTGTGGAAATACTGACGAAGACACGTCGGGCTGTCTCCTCGTGGGTGACTCGCAAGAAAACAACCAAGTAAAGAAGAACGGTTTTATAGGGCACTCCACCCGCGCGTACTTCCGACTCTACCCCCTGGTAGCCAACCAGCTCCGTGACGGGAACCGCGTTACCATCAAGTACACAGACTTGAGTTAATCCTCGAGCTTGTTGTAAAAGCGCTGCACCATCAGCCGTCCTTTCTGCGAGAGGGCATACCTCACCCTATAGTTGTATTTCGTCTCTTCTCGGAAGAGGTGGTCCTCTCTAGATTGAGAGGGGGACATCTTATCGAAATGCTTGTATATAAAGTCCTCCCTCATCAAGGGGTATACGATGCGATCGGCCAAGTGGCCCTTGGTCATCCCGTAATCTTCTGAGGCGTAGTCTAGGGTCCAGAACTCTAAATCATAGCACCACAGCATAAAGAACAGCTCCTTTTGGAACACGTTGTGTGTGTCTTGACACCAGTTCATCCCTTGCCGCAGGCGTTTCAACTGGTTCTTTTTTACGTATTTTTGAGGGAGGGGCGAGAAGTCTCGAAACATCCTCTTCTTCTTTACGGTACTCCTGGGCATGAATGATAGAGAGAAATTCTTATTAGAGGTTCATAAGCTGCACCTCAAGTTTGAGGACCTCATTCAAAAGTATGACTTAGATGGAGAAGTAGTAAACATCATGTTGACTGGCATGATTGACTACGACGAGTTCGGAGACCCAGTACTCAAAGCAGTATACAGTTTAGAAGTGGACAACGAAGACCTGCTGCAAGAAGCCTTTGACTTCTTATCGTTCAGCTATACCTTCTCAGAAGAAATTGACGACGAATTCATGTCGGAGAACTGGTACAAAGACATACTGGACGACATGGGTGACGTGGACCCATCAATGAATTAATGGAAGGATTAGTACGAAAGATTGTGATCGGGAGGGACCCGAAGGATGCCATGGCTTATTACGTTGGCATGCGGGCTGGTAGCGGGAAGGTTGCGGCCATAGTACTTGACGATGCCCACCTGCATCGCTATGGGAAGATGCGATACTTAGTCTATCTCGATATAGACGATGCACAGGTGCTATGGAAGGCCATCGACGATATGCCCTGTATACTTGAATACGATTTGAATTTCTAATGAATATGCTATACTACTTCGTTGTGGAGCTCCCTAAAAAGTTCCGTGACGAAATCGACTTCGCCGATACCACGCTGAAGATCGATACCAAGTTCAACGAGTTTGAGCACAGGGTGAACGAAGGGGAGGTGAAGTACACCCCTTTGAAGTTCGACACCCCAGTAAAACCTGGGGATACGCTATACTTTCACCACAACGTAGTGGTAAATGGGGGGATGCCGTTCGCGGACTACAAAGACCACTATGTGGTAAGCTTCGACCCGAAGATCGCTGTCAACAGTCACGCCTATGCCTACAAGCCGAAAGGTACAGACGAGCTCCTCCCGCTAGAGGGGTGGAGCGTATTAGAAGAATCGTTTGAAGCCGAGGTGGAAGAGGCTATGTTCGAAGTCGTAGAGTTCAAAAAGAAAGCTCGCACTACAGGGGTGGTAGCCGCTATGAGCGATCAGATCGCAGAGCTCGGCTTATCTGTTGGGGATACCGTAGGGTTCAAAGAAAACAGGGACTACGAGTTCAAAGCCAACGATAAGGTTTACTTCCGTACCCGAGTAGAGGACTTGCTCTATGCCGTCTAAGAAGTTTACTACGCTGGATGCAGCGAAGCGGTTGATGGGGAGCATGGAAATCGCTATCGACAATATGATCGAGGAGATTAAGAAGCCTGTCGACTCCGAAGTAAACGGGAGCGCCAGGAAAGCGGAGTTGCAATCAATCAAGCAGACAGCAGTGGACTGCAAAGAGCTATTGGTTGAAAGACAGAAGTTGGAGCAGATGATGAAGGACCTTACTTTGGGGGGCGAAGTCTCTGAGGGTAAAGACTACACTGGGGGGTTCGCAGAAAAATTCAGTAAAAAATGATTGATACAGATTGGCTCTTCGACGTTTTAGAAGAAAACGAATGCTTGCTAGCAGATGGTTTCGATACCGCACTAGTGGGGGTTACTAGCGGAATCAACCCCGTAGCCGTTTACGACGTGAACCAGATGATGACCATCTTGGTTAAGCGTGACGGGATGTCTATGGAGGATGCTAGGGAGTACTTGGACTATAATGTTTTAGGGTCTTATGTAGGGGAGAAGACCCCTATGTTTATTGAACTAGACAAAATCAGGGCATGCGCATATGTACAGGATTACTGATACTGCTGTGGGTTTCTAGTCCGCTATACTCTCAGTGTGACCTAGAGATACTCGATGTAGACCTAATCGGGGGGAGCGTAACGATTGCATTCAACAACACAGAGAACTGCGGGGGGACGGCAGGTCCAGACGGGGTGTCTGAAATACAGTTTGGGTTCCAAGCTTTAGATAGCGATTGCAATGCAATGAACCAAGGGTGGGATTTCCCCTCGGGGTTTTCTCTGTCCCCAGAGTCTAATCACCCAGGGTGGATATATTCCGCCACTAGCTCTGAGTCTGCAAACAACTGGACCAACCTATACAGCGATTCTATAGACCCGCCGTACTACACTGGAGATACAGTTGTATTCCCCATATACAATCAGTATCAAAGCGATTGCATAAACGGGCAGTTCGCTTACGGGATGTACTGTCAGGTTGAGCCCGTTGTACAATACTGGGTAGATCAGGGACTGAGCATACAGGTAGTAATCTGGCAGATAAGTTTTGGACCTACTGTGTATGCCGAAGACGGGGGTTGGGCCGAGGTAGGTCCCAACGGAAATGGTACTTCGACGGGGAGTGGTATATACGAGGACGACAACTGGGGGGACAACTGGGTTGTCGTTGGGCCCTGCGGAGACCCCATCCCAGAGGTTATCGTAGACACCGTATATATCGAGCTCCCCCCAGATACTGTCATCGTAGTGGAGTACGATACGATACCGATCGCTATAAACTGGTACTTCTACGACACCACCTATATATACTCCACGGACACGCTCTATCTAACTGAGTATCTTACAGATACAATCTACGAGACTGAGTATGTATATGATACAACCTGGGTGGATAACTATATATACGACACAACCTATGTATATATACTGGATACCTTACTATCCACAGAGTACGTTTATGACACCACCTATGTATACCTATTGGACACAGTACACGAGTACATAGTCCAAGAGCTGTGGTTGGATTGCGCTACGGGCCTCCCGTGTGACGACCAGCCAGGCGTTGACGAGTGCGAAGAGATGGTGGTATTCGTACCTAACGTATTCACCCCAAACAACGATGGGGTAAACGATAGCTTCTATGCCCAACAGTCTGACCCTAGCTGTTGGTACGATTGGAGTATGACGGTTTACAACAGGTGGGGTGGGGTAGTTTTTCAAACCGACGACCCAGAATACGGTTGGGACGGGAGCTATAACGGTGGGGGGCACTACGTTCCTGACGGAGTTTACGCTTGGGTCATTAAGGCCAGCTCATACTCGGGCAGGGGGATAGGTATAGAGGGGACAGTACAGATTTTTAGATGAGCGTTTTAATTGATGTCAAAGGCTATGAAGAGAAAGCAGTGGCGATATGTCCCAACGGCACGCATGGTGACCACATCGAAATCGGTGGCATTCTCATTGTCCTTCCAAAGCCCCCTAAAGTCAAAGACATCCTCTACCAGAATCTACCCATCAAGGATCAGTACTGGAGGCGAGCTGATCTACCCAAAGAGATATCGCGTATTCGTTCTATGGATGAGTGGGCGGAGATGCCTCGGGAGTTTCGAGAAAAGTTTCGTCCATATATCGAAGAAGAATTTAGGCGTAGGCGTGAGGGCGTTTGGTTTTATAACCGAGGTGACGCTACATACATCACGGGGCGTCACTACATGATGCTGCAGTGGTCGGTACTGGATATCGGCCACCCCTACTACCTTGATTTCCAAAGAGATATCTTCTTACATTTGGCGGCGTGTGAGGCAGACCCTCGTTGTATTGGACAGTTATATACCAAGTGCCGTAGATCAGGATACACAAACATATGTTCCTCAGTCATAGTTGACGAAGCCAGCCAGGTCAAAGACAAGCTGCTTGGGATACAGAGTAAGACAGGTAAAGACGCACAGGAGAATATCTTCATGAAGAAGGTGGTCACTATGTTCCGCAAGTATCCGTTCTTCTTCAAGCCCATCCAAGACGGTACGACCAACCCCCGTATGGAGCTAGCCTTCCGTGAGCCTTCTAAGAAGATCACGAAGAACAACAAGACAGCTGTGGTGGGGGACGCCTTGAATACGGTCATCAACTGGAAGAACACCACGAACAACGCCTACGACGGAGAGAAACTACACTTACTGTATTTAGACGAAGCGGGGAAATGGGAAAAACCCACCGACATAAGGGAGGCGTGGAGGATTCAGAGGACCTGTTTGATCGTAGGAAGAAAAATCGTGGGGAAGGCCATGGTCGGGAGCACCGTAAACCCCATGGCAAAAGGGGGGAGCGAGTACAAAGATTTATGGGGGGACTCGGACCCGCAGGAGAGGAACAAGAATGGGAGGACTAGGTCGGGTCTGTACAGGCTGTTTATCCCCGCTTACGAATCGCTAGAGGGGTTCTTCGATTGCTACGGGAGGCCCGTAGTAGAGGACCCAGAAGAACACGTAGAAGGCATCGATGGGGAGTACGTGCATATGGGGGCCAAGACGTTCTTGAAGAACGAAAGGGAGAGCCTAAAGCACGACGCCTCGGAGCTCAACGAAACAATACGACAGTTCCCGTTTACTACTGACGAAGCCTTCCGAGATAGTATCGATGGTAGCCTGTTCAATATCGGTCAGATATACGAGCAAGTGGAGCACAACGACAACCTCTACCCAAACCCTGTAGTGACGGGGCAGTTCACTTGGAAGGGTGGTGTGGAGGATACCGAGGTGGTCTTCACCCCAGATGCCAAAGGGCGGTTTAAGGTAGCTTGGGTGCCCCCAGTAGAACTAAGAAACAAGAAGGCTCATGACAGAACGAAGAGAATCGCTCCTCACCCTCACCTTGGTTGTGGTGGGGTGGATAGCTACGATCTCGATGCTACTGTGGATGGAAGGGGATCCAAGGGTGCGCTACATCTGTACAACAAGTTCAATATGGAAGTACCTGCTAACATGTTTGTTCTTGAGTACGCTTCCCGTCCGCCTTTGGCTTCGATATTTTATGAAGACGTCCTTATGGCGGCGGTCTTCTACGGGTACCCCATCCTAATCGAGAACAACAAGTATGGGATAGCCAGGTACTTTGAGCAGCGCGGATACGACGGGTACTTGATGGATAGGCCGCAACACCTGATGAGCACTAGCGCGAAGGTCAACGTAAAGACCAAGGGGATACCATCTAACTCTGTCGACGTAATCCAATCTCACGCCCAAGCTATAGAGGCTTTCGTCCACGACCATGTAGGCATCAACAGGGAGACGGGGGAGGTGGGGAGCATGTATTTCAACCGCACCCTAGAGGATTGGATTGGGTATGATATAAGCAACAGAACCAAGTTTGACTTGACTATTAGTTCTGGTTTGGCTTTGCTAGCGGCACAGAAAGTAAAGGTTAAAAAGAAGGAGTCTAACTTCAAGGAGAAGAGCTTCTTCAGGCGGTATAAGGTGAGGGGTTGATTTATTATATTTGTGGGTAATAATTACTTGACCCCACATGTATAACAATAAGAGTGACCAGTCAGGTGGTTTCCCCGATCCCTTGGCCCCATACGAGGAGAAGATCTCCAAAGAGTATGGGTTGAGGTACGCCAAGGCCATAGAGGGCCAGTGGGGGAATACTGACAGCACATCTTCAACTTACGGGGGTAGGAAGAACATCTTTGCCCGCAATAGGGACTACGCGAACGGGACACAAGACACCAGCATATACAAGCAGCTCTTGAACGCCCTCGACCCCAACAGTGGGGACGGGAGCCTGATGAACCTAGACTTTACGTCTGTCCCTATCCTACCTAAGTTCGTCCGCGTCGTAGTCAACAAGATCCTCTCTCGCAACCCATACCCGAACCTTGAGGCTGTAGACCCGCTTTCTTCTTCGGAGAAAAACCGAGAGAAGAACAGGATTAAAAACCAAATCAAGTTGCGCCCACAGCTACAGAAGCTGAAGGAGCTCACAGGAGAGGTATTGGTGGGGGAAGACCCCGACACCCTCCCAGAAACTATCGAGGAGGCAGAGATTTTGATGGACACCAACATCAAGACCGATGCAGAGATTGCGGCCCAGGTAGCTACGGATATGACTTTGTCTTGGAATAACTTCGAAGACAACACCTTCCGTCGCTGCGTTAATGACCTCGCAGCCCTGGGTATGAGCGTAGTCAAGCGCACTAACGATAGCAACTACGGGATTCGGGTGGAGTATGTAGACCCCGTGAACTTCGTACACAGCTACACTGACGACCCCAACCTCGACGACATCGTATACGCAGGTTGCGTACGTGAAATCCCTTTGCAAGAGCTAAAGCGCTTGGCGGGGGACCAGCTTACGGAACAGGACTTGCAGAAGATTACGAAGAACGCCAAGCGAGCTTCTTCGAACCGCTCTATGAAAGCGCCTTACTACCCATCTAAAATTGACAAGAGTCAGTACGGGGGGTATACGGTGGAGGTCTTGGACTTCGAGTTCAAGTCTGTAGACTGCATGCACTTCGAAGAGAAAGAAAACCGCCACGGCAATACGGGGTTCTTCTTCGAGGGGATGAAGTACAAGGAGCGTGCAGGTAGCGTATACGAGCGCACCCCGCATAAGATGGAGGTGGAGACGGTGTACTCAGGAATGTACATCCTCGGTACTGACCACATCTTGAACTACGGGAGGACCGCTAACGTACCTAAGAACATCCACGATATCTCTCGTGCCAAGCTTTCTTTCTCTGCTGTAGCGGTCAACCTCAACGACCAACTGCCTAAGTCTATGGTGGACAGCTGCGTCGGCTTTGCCGATATGTTGCAGCTCACCCACTTGAAGCTTCAGCAGGCTATCGCTAAG